GTGATTGCACGGCAGAGCGCACCACGATTATCTTATTGAATGGGTTACTCTTATCGAGCACCTCTTCTATTGCCTTGTACAGAGCACAAAAGGTTTTACCTGTACCTGCTACACCATGTAGTGCAACGAAATAATCTCCTCTTTTATATGCATCAAAGAATAATCTCTGATTCTCCGTTAGTGGATCGAATGTTTGCAAGTCATCGATTTTTACTCTCAAAGAATTACTGCGTGGTTTGGTATCCGCTGAATCAGATACCATGATTTTAGTATTTGCTTTTCTAGCCATTCTTGGTTTTCTCTCTTTACGGTAATTATTAGGCAATGATGTGTGAAAGTTGATGTTTGGCCTCTCCTTCTTTATAAGTATTGGTGTTGCTTTTCAGATGAGCTTTACGAATCTTACATGTGACCCAATCATTATAGTAGTCAGGCGTAAGCAAACACCCTCGTACAAATATTTCATAAGTCTCATAGTAACTGCACTCTGTACGATTCTTACAGAAATACAAAACCTCACGATGGAAACTGTCTGCTCCCATAGTGGACACATCTTCAATGATTGTTTTGTTCGAACCAAAATAGTTTTGCCAACCTGAATTGACACGGGTTTTCTTTTTCTTCCCGTTAACTTGCCTTGTTGCGGCTTTGGTGAAATACTTCCGGCCAATGTACTTGCGACCGGTTACTTTGTTTGTGATACAGTAGACGTAACCATAATGACCTTCAATCATTTGGTCGGTTACCTCTACACCATTATAAAACCATGCCATTTATTCTTCGTCTTCAGCGTCAGGGTCGATAAAATCATCTTCCTCTAAAGCTATATATTCGCCACAAAATGGACAGTGCATTGGATCACTCTCACACTCTGTCTCGTCATATTGAATTGCAAAGTCCGAACCACACGATTCACATTCGTGATTAACTATTAACATAAGTTACCTCCATATACTATTACTTGAGTATATAGACAACATAGGAGGTTAATTATGGTGTGCCATCAACATTTTGTTGAATAAGCAATTGCCATTCATCATGGCTATAGTGGTAATCTTCCAATATTTTTAACATTCGTGCAAAAACTATTAAGGCTCTCTTATGATTTATTAATTCAGTTTGATGAATTTTTATTTTCTTCTCGACAAAAGATTTTAATAAGTTTTCACCTTTTTGTTTTAATTTAATTTTATTTGCAACAATGTTTAATTTATCTATTAAAGCATTACAACTTATGATAGTAATGTTAGTTTGTTGTTGTGCATGATTTAGGTCAAACTTCATTTTTAAGATCAAATCATCAAACTCTGGATTTATCTGTTGGCTGTACTGTGATATCATGTTTGAAAGTCTTGCTAAAACTTCGTTATCTATATTAGTATCATCATAATGGTCACCAGTAGAATCATAGTGTTCCCGTTTAATTGGGTCACTTAATACTTCATATGCTAATTTAATTTTTTTAAATTTTTCTTCATCACCTCCTTTATCTGGATGATGTAGTTGTGCTAAGATTCTGTATTTTTGTTTGATTTCTTCAAAAGTACAATTTTTAGGTAATTCTAATTCATCATAGAAGGTGTTTTTTTCCATACCAATATTTATCTGACAAATCAATCCATGGCCTACAATGTGCTATTGACATAGAAAACCACATTAAAGCCATTTCAAATGATTGGCCACCACACATGGGTAGATTGAAGTAAAACAAATTAACAAACCCCATAATCATAAACAATGGAGTGGGAAAAAGAATAATAAATGTTTTTATCATTTGACTATTCGTTCATTCTCCATTTGTTCTCTGGCAGGCCATAATCCCACTTAGGATCCATTTCAACATTCCACCTAGTAGTGGCAACATTAAAATCTGGTATCTTCATTTTTTTAGGATTAGATGCTGGCTCTAGAATAACAACACGATTATTTGGTTGTGCTGCAAATTGTCCATTGTCACATTTAATAAAGTTGAATGACTTGTGGTCTTCAACATCTTCACTATGACCACAATCTATAACATTAAAATCTGGATGTGCAGAGTCAACAGTGAAAAGGTATTCACCCTCCAACCAAGATCCATCTTTCATCTTAATCTTACATCTCATATTTGAGATCATTGCTTTTCTAATCACAGTAATATCATACGACATGCTGTTCCACAATTGCAAGAAATCTAAAGGATATGGTTCGCCTTCAATAGGTTTCCAACAAAATGCATGTAATGGTAATTTATCATACAATGCACCATATTCATTCAAGTACGCTTCGATCCTGAATGCTTGACTACGTTGGGACTTTAATGATATCCACCAGCAAGGTTCGAGTTCTCCATGACCTTTCTCAAAGTCATAGAGGAATTCTCTGCGAACAAAACATTTGACTGGCGGCAAGTTTGCTACTAGAAAACTCATGCAGCCTTACTCCAGACCTCATCCCATGAACCAGACAAGGCACCTTTGGCATAGTCGGTGGCACGGTTCTCAAAGAAATTGGTGTGTGTTGGTGCATTAATCATTTCTTCAACCCATGGCAATGGATTGCGTTTGACTTTGAATATGCCCTTCATACCAAGACCAATCAATCTACGGTCAGCAATGTAACGAATGTATTTCTTTAATTCATCTGCTGTTAGACCTTCCATAACATTGAAACCAAATGCTAGGTCAATGAATTTATCTTCCAATTCAACCATGCGTTCAGCAATGGTGTAAATGGATGATTTTAAATCATCATTCCAAATCTCTTGGTTCTCTGAGATGTATGTCTTAAACAACTTCATCATGTTCTCAGCGTGCATTGTTTCATCAACAATAGACCAAGTAACAATCTGTCCCATGCCTTTCATTTTACCAGTACGTGGGAAGTTTAACAACATAACAAAAGATGAGAACAACTGCATACCTTCAGTGAAGGCACTGAACACGGCGATATGGCGTGCAGTGTTCTCTTTTGTACCATTCTTATTAGAAATGTCCATCACATAGTCGTGCTTGTCTTTCATTTCTTGGTACGCCATGAATTCATTGTACATTGTTTCAGGCAGACCTAATGTCTCAATCAGATGTGAGTATGCGGCAATGTGCAGGGCCTCACGTGCTGCGAAGCCCAACAACATCATGCGAACTTCAGGCTGAGGGAAATATGGCAGATAGTTGTTTACATAACCACCTGCAACATCAATGTCACCTTGAGTAAAGAATCGAAAGATGTGTGTAAGAAACATCTTTTCTTCTTTTGATAGTTTATTCTTCCAATCTTTAACGTCTTCATGCATTGGCACTTCTGTGTGTAACCAATGACTCTGTTCGTGTTTTAACCATGCATCATATGCCCATGGGTAATTGAAAGGTTTAAATGAACTGCGTTCGTCCGTCAGTCTGCTGGGATTTTTCTTAACCATTGACCCATTCCTTAACTAGTTCTTCTGATTTTACACCAACCATCTTCTTAAGTACAGTACCATCTTCAATCATTACCAATGTTGGTACTGAACGAATGCCAAATTCAATCGCCACATCCGATTGTGCGTCAATATCAACGACCTCAATTGGGTATGGTGAATCCACATTGTTTAAAATCATGGCCATTGCTTTACATGGCTGGCACCATGAAGCGGTAAATCTAATAATCTTTCTCATTTGTTGCACCAACTTTGTTTTGCTTCACCGTAATATTCACGTGCGAAACCATTTTGAATTAACATCGCTCTGAGACTCTTACCATCTAACAGAACATCACCAAGAACACGACCACCATACTTGTCCCAATCCATCAATGCAACTTGTCTTTTTTGTGCGGCATTGATTTGTGCTTTAGTGAAAGCTGTTGCTGCTTCGCCACGCTGTGCTTCTTGTGGACACATTGCTCTGTGACCTTTTTCAGGTGTATCAACACCAAACACACGAATACTTAATTCTTGTTTCAATGGCGGTGGCAAGAATGTTGCTTGAAATGCAACCGTGTCACCATCAATAACCCTAGTGAGTGGGAAATCATAGATGACCATTGGTTTTTCTTTTTGTGCAAAACTTGTAACTGACGTTAATGCTAAGATAGCAACTAATAATACTTTTTTCATTTTTATTCCTTTTTAAAAAATTAACCTTCGCAAGCCAAACATTCATTGCCTTGAGCAATGGCACTCATGTCCAACTCTTTAATAACTTCTCTCTCAATACGTTTAGATACCTTATCAGCCTTGGCCAATTTCTCTGAACGGCAGTAGTACAATGTCTTCAAACCTTTCTTCCATGCCAAGAAATGGCAGGCGTGGAGGTATTTGATATTCACATCTGGTCTAAAGAATAGGTTTAAACTCTGTGCTTGGTCTATGTATTGCTGACGGTCAGCGGCATGTTCAACAACCCATCGTTGGTCAATCTCCATACCAGTTTTGAACACCTCTTTATCGATCTCACTCATCCAAGTTAGGTGTTGAACCGAACCATCGTTTGCAATGATTGAAGACCAAATATCATTGTAATCATTTTGTGATACTGTCTCTCCATCACCAGCAAGGTATTTTTGAATAACTCTATCTAACCATTTATTCTTGGTCAAATGTGAACCACTCAACGTGTCTTGTCTGTAAGCATTAGCACGATAAGGTTCAATAGAAGGGCTGGTATTACCCATAATAATAGAAGAACTAGCATTGGGAGCAATAGCCATAACGTGAGCAAACCTGCGGCCAGTGCCAGCACAATCTGCCGGAGATCCCCTAAGAGTCCCAAGGTCGGTGTTTGCTTCATCTAGTTTACCTCTGATGTGTTTGAACATTTGGTTGTTAAGGACTTTAGCCATGACACCTTCGAAAGCAACACCATTCCGTTGTAGGTAAGCATGAAAGCCGAGAGCACCAACGCCAATGCTACGCTCACGGCCTGCAGAATACTTTGCACGGGAAATGGCATCAGGAGCATTAACGATAAAATATTCAAGCACATTATCGAGCATCTCAGCCATATCTCTAAGGAATAACGGGTCATTTTTCCACTCATCATAATACTCCAAGTTAACTGAAGATAGACAGCACACAGCAGTACGGTCTTTATCAGTTGGTAAAATAATTTCACTGCATAAATTTGATTGATTGATTTTCAAACCTAGTTTCTTTTGAAACTCAGGTAATGCACGATTACTCGTATCAATGTAATGTATATATGGTTCACCGGTCAACATACGCATCTCAAGTATGTTTTGCCACAATAGTTTGGCAGAAATCTTTTCACGTACTTCACCATTGTGTGGGTCTTTCAACTCCCATGTATCATCCACATTAGGGTCTAACATAGACTTCTCAACCAACTCCATAAAATCATCAGTGATGTTGATACCATGATGTAGGTTCAACGTTCGCATATTGGGATCACCAGTAGGTTTACGCATCTCCAAGAAAATCAGAATGTCAGGATGGGATATGTTAAGATAAGCAGCATAAGAACCACGG